GGTATTATACCTATTACAGATGACAACACATGTATATGGGGTTGCATTGATATTGATAGTTATGATGGCTTTGATCATCAAAAATTATTAGCTAAAATTAATTTATTAAAACTTCCATTAGTTGTGTGCAGATCTAAAAGTGGTGGCGCACATATCTTTTTATTTTCAAAAAAATTTATACAAGCAAAAATAATGAGAGATAAGCTCATAGAAATAAGAGCTATCTTAGGATTTGGAAACGATGAAATCTTTCCAAAACAAATAGAATTAAAATCAGAAGAAGACACAGGAAACTTTTTAAATCTTCCTTACTTTCAAGGAAATAAAACAACACGTTATGCATTTACTGAAGAAGGTAAAGCAGCTACTTTAGAACAATTCTATGGTATCGTTGATCTTAAACGATGTACTATTGAAGATATTAAAGTTGAAAGACCTCAATCAGATTTTTCAGATGGACCTCCATGTATAGAAATACTGGCAGCCAATAAAATTGGTACAAATAGAAACTTAACTTTGTTTCATTATGCTGTCTTTGCTAAAAAGAAATGGAAAGATTGGAAAGAAAAGATATCTTCTTTTCATAAAGATTACATGATTGGAGATCTAGAACAAAATGAAATTGATAAAATTAAAAGTCAACATGAAAAACAGGATTGGGGGTTTCTTTGCAAAGAAGAACCTATGTGCAGTCATTGTGACAAAGATTTATGTAGAAAAAGAAAATTTGGTATAGGTAATGAAGCTACGTTTCCTGAGCTAAGTGATCTCCAGGAAGTTAAATTAGAAGAACCTTATTATTATCTTAACGTTGATGGTAAAAGATTAAGATTAGATAGTGCAAAACATTTAAGACAACAATCTTTATTTGAAGAAGCATGTATTGCTGGTGTGGGAATGCTTCCACCTACATTAAAAACAAAAGACTGGAAAGCTTTAATCAATGGTTTGTTAGCAGGGAGAGAAGAAATAGAAGCACCGGAAGGAATGAAAACAGTTGATCAATTAAAAGAACACCTAGAAGATTATTGTAGTGATAGACGTCAATCTAAACGTAAAGAAGATATAGATCTAGGAAATGTATGGAGTGATGAATCTTTTAACTATTTTAAATTTAGACATTTCTATTATGATCATTTACAAAGAAGAAGATGGTCTCATGATTATCAAAAGACTTCATCCTGGATGAAAGAATGGTTTGATGCTAAAAGTAAAGTCTTAGAAGTGGGATCTAAAGAAAATAAAAAGAGTATTAGAGTTATGTATGTAACTAAAATTATAAAACAAAAAACAGATTTTAAATCACCTGGATATAAAACAGAGGTTCCTTACTAATGATTGGCGATCAATTATCTTTATTTGAAAATGATGAATCAGAAACAAGAATGAAAGACATTGATTCAGTGGATCTTCAAACACTTCCTGATGATCCTATGAGAATAAAATACGGAGATACATCTAAAAAAGTAATACAATATAAAGATCTTCCTCAAGAGACTTACTATATATTTAAAACAAATGGAATTAACAGATATAAAAAAGAACAAGGAAGTTTATTTCCTTATGTGCAAAATAAAAAGACTGGAAAAGTTTTAACTTGTAGCTCAACTCAAACTGATCTTTATCCTAAAGTAAATTTAGGTGGTCGTTTTATTGCTCGTATGCATCGGTTGGTTCTTCTAGCTTTTTCTATTCTTCCTAAAAATTTTAATGTTATTAGTGGATCTGATTTTTGGGTTGCTAATCATAAGGATGGAGACATTACTAACTATAAACTTTCTAACTTAAATTGGAAAACACAAAAACAAAACTGCGTTGCAGGAAAAAATAGTAACGACAGCAAGACTGTTCAAAAAAAGATTAATGAGTTTTTTTCATGAAGACAATTGTATTAGGACCACCAGGTACAGGTAAAACAGAAACATTATTAAACGAAGTAGAAACTCGTTTAAAGAGTAGTGATCCTGATAAGATTGGTTACTTTGCATTTACCCAGAAAGCGGCTCATGAAGCCAGGGACCGCGCAATTAAAAAATTTAATTTTAGCGAAGACGATCTTCCTTATTTTAGAACATTACATTCATTAGCTTTTAGACAACTAGGTTTAAAAAAAGAAAACGTAATGCAACCTCATCACTACAAAGAATTAGGTTCTTCTTTAAAAGTACCATTTTCTATTTCTGTAAATAACAATGATGAAAGTGGTGGCTTTTTAAGTTCGAATAGTCCTGAACTTAATATTATAAACGCAGCTAAACATAAACAGATTACTACACTGCAGCAGTATGATTTAGGGGAACACATTTCTGATGTATCTAGAGAAAAGGTCGAGATTTTATCAAATGAATTAGAAACATACAAGAAAGAAAAAAATTTAATAGACTACAATGATATGATTACACAATTTATTAAAAGCGATAAGTGTCCAAACTTTGATGTAACATTTATAGATGAAGCTCAAGATTTATCTAAAGTGCAATGGTCCATGACAGATAAAGTATTTCAAAATACAGGAGATTCTTTTATTGCTGGTGATGATGACCAGGCTATTTTTAGATGGGCCGGTGCAGATGTTGACTCTTTCATTGCATTAGATGGTAAAATAAATCAATTAATTCAATCATTTAGAGTACCTAGAAAAATACATAAATTAGCGGCAAACATTGTAAGCCGTATTACAAATAGAATCAATAAGAATTGGCTACCTTCTACACGAGAAGGAAATATAAAATGGTATGATAATTTTGAAGATATAAATTTAAAAGAAGGTAAATGGTTAGTCTTAACAAGAACAAACAATCAGTTACTTCCTCTTGAAGATTGTTTACATACAGATGGTATGTATTTTAAAAGTCGAAAGAAAAAAAATTATGAAGCTGATTTATATTCTGTAGCAATGGACTGGGAAAGATTAAGAAAAGGTTCTTTGTTAGATTATAAAAAGTGTCATGAAATTTTCAGTCACATGAGTCCCAGAGTTCTAGACAAGATAGCTATTCAAGGAATGGCAAAAGAAGGTTTTTATAGTTTAGAACAATTACAAAAGGACTTTGGTTTATCAACTGGGAAAGTCTGGTACGAAGCATTAGATGACGCACCGTTTCGTCGTGTAGAATATATTCGTTCTATGCGTAGTAATGGAGAAAAGTTAAATGAAGATCCAAGAATAAATTTGTCAACAATTCATGGTGCAAAAGGAGGAGAATGTGATAATGTAGTTTTATTGACCGATCTTACAAGAAACACGCAGAAAGGATACGATAGAAATCCTGACGACGAAGAAAGACTGTTTTACGTAGGAGCAACACGAACCAAACAGACCTTACATATTGTAAGTTCTAAAGATAATTATAAAGGATACAAAATATGAGTATATACGAAAAACAAATAGGTGGATCTCACTATAAAAAAATGAAGATTCAGCCAAGTACATTTGTTCACGAGAACAAAATGTTATTTGCAGAAGGCAATGTAATTAAATACATTTGTCGTCATCCACATAAAGATGGAAGACAAGACATAGAAAAAGCAATTCATTACTGTGAAATGATATTGGAAAGAGATTACAAAAGAATTCCAATGACAGAAGCAGAAGAATATAGAAACGCAGGGATTACTAAAGAACAAGCAGAGAGAACATATCCTCCACAAAATTCATGGGGAATGATTAAACCAGCTGAAACCTCAGGTAAAGAATGGGTGGAAGGCTATAAAGCATGGAAGGAATCACAATGAGTCTTCAACCTCCACTCTGGCAACCACAAACTGAATGGCTACCTCCTGAAGAGTTTCCAGATTTATCAAAATATAAAGAAATTGCTATCGATTTGGAAACCAAGGATCCAGACCTTATTAAGATGGGGTCGGGTTCTGTTACGGGAAATGGACATATTACTGGCATAGCGGTGGCCGTAGAAGGCTGGTCAGGTTATTATCCGATAGGTCATGAAGGCGGTGGCAACATGGATAAAGATCGTGTTGTTTCTTGGTTTAGAGACGTTCTTAAAACTGATTCTACTAAAATATTTCACAACGCTATGTATGATATTTCCTGGATCATGACTCTTGGTGTACCTGAAATAAATGGAACTGTTGTCGATACCATGATTGCAACAGCTATCGTTAATGAAAATAGATTACGTTATGATTTAAATTCTTGTTCAAGAGAATATATAGGAACAGGAAAGAATGAAGCTGTCCTTTATGAAACAGCAAAAGCATGGGGTATTGATCCTAAAGCTGAGATGTATAAACTTCCCGCTATTTATGTAGGAGCTTACGCAGAAAAAGATGCAGAGATTACTTTAAAACTTTGGACCTATCTTAAACAAGAGATAATGAACCAGGATCTTGAAGCAATCTTTACATTAGAAACTGATTTGTTTCCTTGCCTGGTTGCGATGAGACATAAAGGTGTAAGAGTTGATGAAGAGTTAGCTCA